GACCCTCACTGCTCACCATATGATCTAGCGAAGGAACTTGTGCAAGCCGGCAGAACATGGGCAAGAGGTCGGTCTGAGATGCTCATTGGTTGGGAGGTCAATGGTCCTGGTGCTGCAATGCATCACGACCTAGAGCGTTTGAGATACCCAGGCATATACCGAGAGAAGCGTGGCAAGCCTGGATGGACATCGAGCCGGCAGGCAAAGAGAACACTGTTCGGTGACTTGGCAAGGGCAATCGCAGATGACACACTCATTATCCCAGATGGCGAGATACTAGACGAGATGGAGACAACGGTCGTGTACGACAATGGCGGGATAGGACCAGCGAGACTAGAGATAGATAAATCGTCTGGTGCAATTGAAGCACATGGTGACCGTGTTGTTGCAATGGCATTGGCTATGCGTATGGCTGAAACAGCCTGCGGTGAGGCAGATCGTGTAGAGCCAGAGACAGGATTGCCAGACTTCTCTGCAAAGACACTAATGAAAATGGATGAAATAATGCCAGAAAACAAGTTGACAGGTTAATGTAAACATGGGTAACCTACCGATATGGTATAAATAGGAGAGGTATATGGCACAACAAGTAGAACGAGTAAAGCCAAAAAACGTAGTAACAGGTCAACTTAATCTTTCTGGATCAGCCGAGGTTATTGGCTCTTCTTTCGACTTGGTCGCATCTGAGATGACTGTCAAGGCGAAGGTGTCCAATGCAGACCCTGTCTACATCGGTAGTCATGTAGATGTGGGTGGCACAACAGTAACAACTGGAAATGGGTTTGAGTTAAGAGCAGGACAGCAAATAACGGTGACTATTGGGTCACCAGATGAACTTTACGTCATAGGAACAGCGGATGACGATGTCTCATGGATAGCATCATAAGGGGGCACACATGCCAAAGGTAGGAAAGAAGAAGTTCGCATACACTGCCAAAGGGAAGAAGGCTGCAAAGAAGTACGCCAAGAAGACTGGCAAGAAGGTTAAGAAAAAATACTGATGAACCTAGCAGTTGTCAATCAGAACAACTCAGCATCTGTGGTGTTGCCGCCTGCGATGGACGACATGTTCGTGTGGTATGACACCTCAGAGTCGCTGACATCATCTAAAAACATAACGACGATGTACGATAAGACTGACGGAGGAGTGACTTTGGAGAACGACGCTGGCGTTGTAGACCCAGACTTCGCTGCTATGTCTGGGGCATTTAACGGTCACAGGGTGATGCACTTCGATCAAGCCGGGAGTGCTGAAAAGTTCTTTGACTCTGTAGTGGACTGGTCGCCAGTAACAGGGGGAACCGGTTCACTAGTAACTAACCCAGAGTACTCGATAGCGTTAGTTGTATCGGAGGATTCGGCAGCGTCAGGATCAGAAGTGTTGTTCAAAGCTGAAGGAAATGATGGGGCTACTTTCGTCATCAAAAGATTTAACCCCAACGTAGTAGCACAAATAGATAACTTCGATGATCCGCGTCGAAATACCGCGAACGACGATATGGTGGAGACTTTTACAGAGGGTGACACAGACACAGTTATAACAACCGTACAGGATATGACAATTACACAAGACGTAAGAATGTTCTACAACGGAGCCATTGGTGTCACTTTTTCTGTACCGTATGGAGTGCAAGACCTTGATGGGATAACGCTCGGCAAGAATTGGCACGGTGGCATCGGTGAAGTTATTATTTGGAAAAAGCAACTGACAACTGCTGAGGTGACAGAGGCACATAACTACTTATCAGATAAGTGGGGTGGCGGTTCATGATAAAACTTGATGAGAAAAAACTAAAAGAAGAACTAAAGACCGCAAGGCAATGGCGTAACCAGCACCTTGAATCATGGAAGGAGATGGTGGACAGGTTCTCTGGACCTGCCTATCTGGAAAGTGGGGGCATGGACAAAGCGTCCAATGACCCAGAGAACTTCGCGTATTCAATGGTTGGTCTGATCCTCCCCAAGTTGGTGTACGATGCACCAAGGGTAGAGATTGAAGCAGACGACCCAATAGCAGATGGATTCACGGCCGAGACACTCGAAGCAGCGATGAATCGGTGGACAATACGTTCCAGCCTGCGACAAACATTACAGCGAATAGGCACGGACATGTTGTTCTCATGGGGTATTGCGATGGTGACTCGTGAGCCAGAAGGTTCAATGAGACGCATCGACCCACACCATATGGGTACGACTCCACGTGTATACCGTATCAGCCCAGAACATTTTATCATGGACCCGGCAGCAGACTCCTTCGAGGACTCACGATTCCTTGGACATTCATACGCAATGGACTTGGATGACCTAAAAGAACGAGCGAAAGAAGACGATGACTACGACATGGAAGTGATCGAAGAACTAACAGCCGGAACAGGCAACGATGACTTTAGGTTCAAGTACGGAGAACGACGAGAGATAACTGACCGTGAAGAGGTTCTTATCACAGAGTTGTGGGTCCCGGAACTTGAAGCAGAAGACCATCCTAAAGATGGCAAACACAACGGTACGATTTACGTACTAGCAGAAGGTGCGGAGGGAGAGGTGTCAGTCATCTCAAAACCCAAGCCCTACTACGGACCACCAACTGGTCCATACACAATGTTCGGAGTTTATACAGTTCCTGGTGATCAGCATCCACTTGGACCGCTGACGGCGGCAGATGGTCTAATACGCGAGTTGAATCATCACTTGAAAAGCATGGGAAGTTCTGCCGCAGCGTATCGCCGTCTCGTTGGTGTTGATGCCAGGGCTGCCAAACTAGCACAGGACATAGCGAACAAGCCAGACTTGTTTGTCGTGCCTATCGAGAACTTAGACAAAGACCGTGTTGTGCATATGGAGTTTGGCGGTGTAACACCACAACAAATCACATATGCTGAGATGACACAGAACAGACTTGACCGTCTGACCGGGATATCCGAGGTCATGCGTGGCAACATCCACGGTGACACGACAGCGACAGAAGTAACAACAGCCGCATCATCAGCCGGCATTCGAGTAGCATGGATGCAACAACAGTTTGCAGAGGCTGCATCCAAGGTGCTATGGACAGTGGGCTGGTATCTGTGGCACGATGACCAGATTGAAATGCCTCTTGGCAACGAGGGCTTGAAGATAGCGGGTGGAAGAACATTGAAATGGAAGGGTGGCAGGGAAGACAATTACGCTGCCATGTCCATCAAGGTGCAGGCTCACTCTATGCAACGAGTGGACGAGGCATTACAACAGAAACGTAGCGTTGAACTCTTGCAGTTGGTCATGCAGGTGGGTCAGATGATTCCCGCGATGCCGTTCATTGACTGGAACAAACTCATTGACAACATCGGTGACACATTGAACATGCCTGACCTTGGCAAGATTATAAACGCTAGAGGGGCTGCGCCCCCACAGGCTGCGCCCCCACAGGCTGCCGGACCAGTAGATGGTATGCCGCCTGGGTCAACCGGGGTCAGCCCAGCGACATCAGTAGGAGACTTGATTTCTTCAGCCACACGTGGCGTAGGAGCAGGTAGACCTGGAGGCAGGGTAATAAAGTGATATACGACTTCGTCAATGATATAACAGGTAAAACCGTAGAGTTACATTACTCTATGGCTAATGTGCCATCTATTGGCGAGGTTATTGAGCATGAAGGGGAAAAGTTACGTCGAATATCGTGTTGTCAGATAGATGCAGGCATGGCTGCAAAGGTACACGGATATCCATACGTGTCCAGCGCCCTGCCAAGAAATCTGGAAGGTTGTGGTACTAATGGGCAAGGAAAGCCGATAGTAACCTCAAGGAATCACGAACGCGAACTAAGAAGCCGTCATGGATACTCAAGGGACTGAATATGAAAGACGAACAGGCAGCCACCGAATCAACTACAAACTCCGCCGCAGTAGATAGTGGTGAGGGGGCGGAAACTAATCCAGCCGTCTCCGTGCCTAATTCGGCTGAAACTGAGGATTCCATACTTGACAAAATCCTTGAAGATGATAATAATGAACAAACTAGGACACCTGAACCTATACTCACAGAGGCGACTACGGAAGAGGAAGTCGTGGATGATGAGCAGGAAGGGTTGCTCCGAGCCTTGCGACGTGATGGCGTTCCACAGTCCATCATAGACCAGGTGTCTAAAGATCCGGATATGTTGGATCAATGGGCAAACACAGCCTTGAAGCGTCAATCACACGTGGACGGGTATACAGAGAAGATGAAGGAGTTGGAAGACCAACTCGTTAGTCAGGGTGAACAGACACCCGAAGATAAGAAAGTATCTGAACAAACAGGTGCAGAAGAGTCTGAGGTGAGCAACAACTCACTGGACGCACTTACCGACGAAATCGGTGAGGAAGCGGTTGTACCGATTCGAGACATGCAACTTCAACTAACAGAGATGAAGCAGCAACTGGATGAAGCAAACCGTCGCGTGGCAGAGTCTGAGGTACGGGCACAAATTGAAAGTGCAAGTAACTCCGTGTTAGGACAATGGGACATCACTGACGAGAAGAAGGACGCAGTGATTAACAGGATGTCTGAACTAGGAAAGACGAAGCCGGGAACTTTTGAAAGCATTGAGGCTTTGATGCATCAAGCTGCAACAGAGGTACTAGGACAGCCAAAGGCGAAGACTCGCAAATCGGCAACACCTAGTCCACCGTCACGAGTCGCTCGACTTGAAAGACCCACTGATGTGGATTCAAGAGAAGATGCGGCACTGGAAGTATTGCTTTCAGGTGGATCTGTTGAACAGGCAAAACAAGCCGCTATGCATAAAACTTAGTTTATTGAAAGGGGTACAGCATGGCTGGCACACCTGCGGATAAATTCCGCGATTTCATGGAAGCTACTGGACCAGCATACCTAACAGGTCCAGACACGATCATCAATGAGGCTGTTGAAAAACGGTATCTTTGGGGTGATCTTGTAAAAGGGAAGGAGCGCGCTATTCAAGGTGGTACTGATGTACGAGAAACCTTGATGACAAGTGACGGTGCGACCTTCCAGTACTATCAACCGAACGAGACATTTACTTGGTCTAACCCTCAAGTGCTTGACACAGTGACCGCTGATTGGCGATTTGCTGTAGATCACTTGGCATGGACTGATCACGAAGTCGAATTGAATGCTGGCGATGGTCTGACTAAAGACGCATTGAAAGTTGCTTACAAGCGCCTGAAACGTGCTAAAGAGCAACGCATGGTTACATCGTTAACCAATGGCCTTGAGGCATCACTATGGACTTCACCTTGGAACGCTACAGCAGATATGGAATCTGCATCTGGCAAAGTTCCATTCTCGATTCCTTGCTTCATTACTGAAAACGGATTCTCCGTAGACAGTGAGTGGCGTGGTAAGCAAATTGACGCTGCTTGGTCAACTATCGCTGGTATTGATCCAGACGAAGAAGGCAAGTGGTCAAATCAAATTACTTTCTACAGTCGAGACTTGGCAGCGAATGCGACATCAGAATCGCAGTCATATGTAGAGTATCACAACAGTGAGGCATCAACTACACACAACGTGTATGGCTTGATCACAGCGTTTGATGAAATGTTCTTGAAATTGGACTACCGTCCACCTTCAACGAATGCAGAATACTTTGAGAACGCATCAATGAACCAGCAAAAGATTGTTTGTTCACGACGTGGTATCAACGAGTATAAGCGAGCGTTGCGAGACTCAAATGACCGCCTTGTATCATCTCAAGACGCTGCGTACAGTTCGCCTGCATACAGTGGTATTCCACTAACATATGCATCGCAACTAGATTCAGCAGAGTTGTACAACAAGGACGACAATGTTGGGTCTTGGGATCACGATGACTCATTGACAGGTCGTCAAGAGGCGGCTGAGATTGCCATCAACACAACTGCTGGTGGTTCAGAATTTGCTGATGATACCATCGACAAAGGTGCTCGATACTACTGGATCAATGGTGCTTACTTAACACCATTCGTTCACTCACGACGTTACATGGTTAAGCACGATGTCATGCGACATCCAAATCAACCATTCACTAACATTCAACCCACGGACACGTGGTGGAATCTCCTTGCTAGTTCGCGTCTGCGACACGGCATCGTTTCTCCTCGACGTACATCCGGCTAATTTGAAGGAAGGATATTACTATGAAACTTTCAAGTATTGCAGGAACACAGGGAATTGGGTTTGCCCAAGAGACATTTGTTGGCAAAGCTTCTGAAGACATTGCAAAGGGCGATCTCGTTCAATGTTTGCTCACAGCTCTAGAACCTGATGATGACATAAGCATTTCGATTGCTTCTGTTTTCACACATGGTATCTACGGAATTGCTCTCGAAGCGATTACAAACGGCAAGCGAGGATTATGTTGTCTGAGTGGCAAGGTAGAAGCAAAGGCTGGTGCTACAGAGGCGACCCTTGGTAAGCAACTAATGGGAGAAGCTGGTGGCGGTCTAGTCCAACTCACAGGTAACGACGTTGCCTGTGTAGGTCTAGCGGTCGATGCGGGAACAGATGGGTCACTACACACAGTGATTTTTGATGGTTTCCAACTGGACAACCACGGCACTACATAATTGAACCCTAACGGTTCTGAACGGGGGACTCTCTTTGGAGAGTCTCCTACTCTAAACCGCTAAGGAACAATTATGACACTGACGTTAGGACAACTTAGAAGTCACGTTCAACTTGCAGTTGGTGGTGATCCATCGACTGCACCCGGCATGACTGTGCCCGAACGCACAGCGCAACTCATAAACAACGCAGGCGAGCATCTTATGTCACGCAACTGGCGATGGCGAGAGCGTACGTCTACCGTGGTGGCAAGTACGGCTAGCCAGGACTACCTAGCACTGCCGGCTGACTGTGGGGAGATACTGACAATCGAACCAAAGAACTCATGGTCTGCATCACTTCAGTTCGTTGATCCGGCAACATTTGAGAAAATCTCGACAGAGGGTATTGAGCCTGAGTTGAGTTACATTGTGACATTGGTGTTCTATAACTTAAACGATGTAGCAACTCCAAGGCTAGACATATACCCAACACCTTCGAGTACTGATGCTACGGCATTCAACATTCGTTACAGGTCACAGTGGGTGTCACTGAACAATGCCAGCAACGTAGACGGAACAGATGATGAAGTTAATCTGGGTGTGTCTCACACTGCGATACCACAGTATGTCGAGGCTTTGTTACTTGAGTACATCCGTGCCTTTTCGGAAGGCGGGGAAGACGGAACTACCCAGCAACGTCTGGCACTGGTAGACAGTGGCATCTTGCTTGACCAGGCACTCCGTAAAGATGGAACATTCCAACCAGATTATGGTTCATTGCCAGCGGCAGGATTCAGGGGGTTGGGTCAGTCGTACGCAGCAGGCACGGTGTCTGCCCCAGCGGCAAGCACAATAGTATGGATGGGCACATGGACCGCATCTACAACATATGCCGTGAATGACCTTGTCCATTGGGGCGTGGCACAGGAAGGTGATGGCAGTTCACGGATATGCATAAAGGCGGCTTCTGGTAATTCTGAGAGCCCCGATTACGCTGATTTTTGGGATCTATTCTCCATATAGGAATAACACATGGCTACACAGATACAACTTCGACAAGACACGCAAGCAGCTTGGGACAGCGCAACCGTTACGCCAGCACAGGGTGAGGTGTGCCTTGTGTATGACACTTCAGACACAGACAAGTTGATTGGTTTGAAGATTGGTGACGGAACAACAGAATGGGAATTAATCCCGTTTCATGTCCCAGTGTTAAGCGGTATACCCAACATATTAGAAGAGGACACTTCGACAGCCAATCAGCCTATAGGTGGAACAGGTAGTGCAAACGATGTCACTACGTTCTTGCTAAAAGGGCTGAGTGGACAGGATGCAGCAGTGTTTGGAATTGAAGAAGCAGGCGCTGGTACAGACCTTGTCCTCTCGATAGACAAAACGGGCGACATTACAGCATCCGCTGGCGTTAATGTCAGTGGTGGTTACGATGCGACGAACGATGCGTATGGGATAACAATAGACACGAACGGGAATGTCCAAACCAACACTGGTATTGAGTCAGGCGATTACGATGCAGACTGCACCACGGGTGGCGTGTTGTTGTCCACGGATGTACCTGTATCACCTGATGGCACAGAGCCTAAGTATGGCAAGTTGTCTATCAGTGCCATGAGCACCACAGACGACACAGACAATGTTATCGAGGTCAGAAACAACGACGAAGAGGTGTTTGTTGTTGATGCGGATGGTGACATCGACAAGGTGAAGAACATTGACTCGACAGGTGCAATCACGACGACTGGTTTGGTGACATGTGCGGGTATAACCAACATCGACGCGGTCAGCGACGCGGGTACACAAAAGGTGACAAATGGGACTGACCCGACTGCGGGGAGTCAAGAAGCCGCCACCGCCAATTA